TAAGATTGTAGCAATGAGGGTATCTAACTTGTTCTTGGGAACTGACCTTTTGAATGAAGAAGAAAGATTTGAAATCTTCTATGCAAAGGAAGCAGACCAAGTTCGTTATGTGGCGGAATTTAAGATGGGGTGCAACTATGCTTTCCCAGATGAAATAGTCAAATTCTTCGTTTAAATAACAAATGAGGTGAGGGGTGGTTTCCATCCCTTGCCTTCATTATAAAATTTATAATTATGCCGTGTGCTTTAACTCAAGGATATGTATTGGATTGTAAAGAATCCATAGGTGGCATCAAAGCAGTTTGGTTCATTCCATTCGGTGATGTTACTACGATTACAGAGGCATCAGGCGTTGTTACTACTATTACAAAGTCAGCAGGAAAGGTGTTTTACAAGTACCAACTTGTAAAGCAAACCTCTTCACTTACCGAAAACATTACCGCCTCTGTTGAGAACGGAACTGTTTTTTATGCTCAAGAATTGTCAATCATCTTGAATAAACTTCAAGCATCTACAAGAAACGAGATTTTGCTTCTTGCAAAAAACAATCTCCTTGCAGTTGTACAGGATGGTAATGACAAATATTGGTTGCTTGGAAAGGTAAATGGTGCTGATTTGACTGGTGGTAATGGTGCGACTGGTGCTGCTTTCGGAGATAGGAATGGTTATACATTGACCTTTACAGGCAATGAACCTGCACTTGCTCCTGAAGTTTCAAGTTCAATAATTGCAGGTCTTACTGCGTAAATAGGAAGGTTTAGAATGAAGTAAGGGCATCCATATCGGATGCCTTTCTTTTTGGGTAAAAGTCAAGGCATTGCCTATTTAGATACAATGATACAACTGACACAAGGTTCAACTGAGTTCATTTACCTAACAATAACGGAGAAGCAAACGCTTACTACTCCGAATTACCTGTTTCGTTTTGTCAATAGGACTACACGGGATGAGGTTGCTTTTGTTTTGCTGAATGCTCTTGATGTATCACCTTTTAAGGATAGGTACAATAAGTTTAGTGTTAAAGTACCTAAATACTTTGGATTGGGTAATGTAGGGGAGTGGTTGTATTATGTTTATGAGCAATCAAGTGCTTACAATGTAGACTATACCCAAGCAACGGGATTACTTGAAGAGGGCATTATGAAACTGTCACCATCAACCACTTTTGAATATACGCAGCACGAGGTTGACAATACATATATAACAAGATGAATGATTTAGTAATACTTAATTTCCAAGAGGCAAGGCAACCCGAATATAGAGAAAAAAGGGGCAAGGGATATATTGAGTTCGGTGAAAAGAACGATTATCCTAATTACCTTTTGGCATTGTACAATAAGAGTGCAAAGCATAATGCTATCGTAAAAGGTAAGGTTAATTACATTATCGGAAACGGATGGAAGGCAGATGAGGTAGACCCTATTGCAGACCAGTTCATTGCTCAACCGAATCAGTTTGAATCTTTAAACGATTTAACAAGGAAGGTATCTATTGACATTGAAATCTTTGGAGGTGCTTACCTTGAGGTTATTTGGTCCGTAACTGGTGGGCAGTTGACTGATGTGCTTCACATTGACTATACTAAAATAAGGTCCAACACTGATAATACTCAGTTTTGGTACAAGAAGGATTGGAATGAAAGAAAGGATGAGTTGATTCCTTTAATGGCATTCAATACGAAGGTCAGACAAGGTAAACAGATACTTTACATAAAGGAGTATAGACCAGGCTTGGACACTTATGCTCTTCCAGGTTATATGGGTGCATTGAACTATATTGAATCTGATATAGAAGTCAGCAGACACGTTCTTGGCAATGCCCAAACGGGTTTCAGTGCATCCAAACTTATTACCCTTCCCAATGGCGAACCTTCACCCGATGAGAAGAGGAACATTGAGAGAAGGTTTACAGATAGGTTTAGCGGTAGTGATGGAAAGAAATTTATCCTTTCATTTACCACTGACCCTGCACGTAAACCAATTATTGAGGACCTCGGTGCAAGTGATATTACAAAAGAGGACTTCACAAGGGTTGACTTGATTATACAGAATAATTTGTTCTCTGGACATCAGATTACTGCTCCAAGTTTATTTGGAATTGCAGAACCAGGGCAGTTGAACAGTCGCTCTCAGATGCGTGATGCTTATGAGATATTTAAGAACACCTATGTAAATGACAAGCAGCAGTTCCTTGAAGCAATCTTTACCCAACTTGCAACCTTAAAGGGTGCGACTTCAGAGATAAGCATCATACCAGTAGAACCTATCGGATTTGAGTTAAGCGAACAAGCACTTTTGCAGATTGCTCCTAAAGAGTGGTTATTGGAAAAGGCAGGAATAGATGTTGCAAAATATGCACCAACTGAAGCAACTCAACCAAGTTTAAATCAAGAACAAGTTGAGGTAAATGATAACTTGAAGAATCTTAGCGGTAGACAATATCAGCATTTGATGCGAGTTATCAGGCAGTTCTCTCAAGGTAAGATATCTAAAGAGATTGCGGTAACTATGCTCAAATCGGGTCTTGGAATGACAGACAATGAGGTAAATGCTATGCTTGGCATAGATGATGACCCAATGACTGAAGATTTTAGTTTTTCTGCATTGGATGAGGACACTGTTATAGGCTTATTTAGAGAGGTTGGAGAACCGAAAGGTGATTATAACATAATCCAATCTAAGGCGGTTTTTAGCAGTCGGGATGCGTTTGCAGAGGGTGATTTAATAGACAAGACACTTGATAAGCAAATCCTTGCATTGATTGACAAGGATAGGAAAATAAGCATTGATGATATTGCAAGTGCGGTAAGGAAAAGCAGAGAGGTTGTACAAGGAAGATTGAGTTACTTAGTTGAATCAGGTGCGGTAAGTTATGACCCAAAGATAGAGGAAAGGAAACTGACCAAACCACTTAGCAAGTTGGTTGATGACATGGATGTTACAACCTTTGAGGTTAAATACTCCTATGAGTGGAAACCGATTGTACCAAGTTCGCAGAGAGATACCAACGCACACCCATCAAGGACATTTTGCAGAAAATTGATTAGTGAGGATAGACTTTGGAGTAGAAGCGGAATAGAGATGTTGAGTGCAAGACTTGGTTACTCGGTATTTGACCGAGGCGGTGGTTGGTGGGGAGATTCGCCAAGTTGCAGACACGAATGGAGAAGGAACGTAGTTGTTAAAAAGAAAAAATAATGAGCAGAAATATACTTTTTATTTCAGTTGATACAATAAAGGACAGAACAGGATTACACGTTAACGTAGACCCTAAGTTGGTCTTTCCTGATATCCTTTATGCACAGGATGCATATATCCTACCTGCACTTGGAACTGCACTTTATGAGAAGTTACAGACAGGCATTGAGTGCGGTGATTTGAATTGTGATGAAGAAACTTTGCTGAACACTTACATAACACCTTGTCTTGTTTACTATGTTATGAGTGAACTGCCAATGGCATTATCTTATCAATTCTATAATAAAGGTGTAGTAAGGAAGTCGGGAGATAATCAAACCGAACCGAGTGCATCAGAGTTGGCAGATGTAGCGAATAGGTACGGAGCAAGGGCAGAGTTTTACAAGCAAAGGTTGATTAAGTTCTTGAAGCAAGAATCCCAAGCAAGTGCTAAATATCCCGAATACATAAACCCTGGAACGGGTGTTGATACCATTGTTCCTGACAATGATGCTTACACGACTACCATTTGGTTGGGGGATTACGATTGCGATAGGTATAAAACTTTTGAAGAAAAATATCAAGGTAACGTAAATCGTTGTTGTGGCGAATAAGACATATACTAAAAAGAACCAAGAGAAACTTCGTGTTTATCTTGAAAAAATAAAAAAGGATGACTCTAAACCAAATCATAAAGACAATAGAGGACTTGGGAAATGCCCATCAACAAATCAAGACAACCTTTTACGGAAACGCTTTTGATTTCTTGAGCAAGGGTACAGACAATGTCTACCCTGCTTTATTCTTTGACTTAACGGGTGCATCTATCAATGGCAAGAGTTCAACTGTCAACTTTACCATGTTTTTTTGCGATAGGGTATTACCTGAACAATCCAATGAACAAGAGGTCTTGTCTGACCAGTTATTGACTGCACAGGATATAATTGCACAGTTGCACTACAATGACTTTGATTTTGTTCTTCAAGATGCGGTAACTCTTGACTTCTTTACAGAGGACACACCCGAATACTTAGCAGGAGTTAGTGCAACTATTGCACTTGATTTACCATACTTACAGAATAGGTGTGAAGTTCCAACGGACTACACATACCCATCATAAATCTATTTAAAGAAAAAGAAAATGGCATCAGATTTCAGACCAGGGACTTTAGATATACAAATGTGGAGGAATGACACTTGGGGTCAGGCATTCACTATAACATCCAATTCATCACCCGTGAATCTATCGGGAAGCACAATAACAATCCAAATCCGTAAAGGATGCGGAGGTATTCTTGCTTTGACTTTGACAAATGGAAGTGGGATTACGATTGGCGGTGTGGGGAATAACCAAGTTACAGTTAGCAAGTTGATTGATATTGCAAAGGGTAACTATGTGTGGGATATGAATGTGGCATTTAGCGGTGGAGTTGTAAAGACTTACTTGACAGGTGATTTTATTGTGTATGATGATGTAACAAAACCATAAGAAGATGAGTATTGATGTCAATGCTATTGAGCAGACTGTTGAAGTTACGGCAGTAGGGGATGAGATAAATGTGAATGTTATTGACCAACCTGTATTGGTTTCCGTTACCGACCAAATCATTGAAGTTGCTGCATCTGGTGGAACTGGACCACAAGGTCCTGCTGGTGCTGGAGTTGCAGCAGGTGGAACAACGGGTCAAGTATTAAGCAAAGCATCTTCAACCAATTACGACACCGTTTGGGTAGATGCAGGAGCAGGAACAGTATATTCAGTCAATGCAAGTGGAAGCACGGGAATAAGCGTAACGGGTGGACCGATTACGGGAGCAGGAACTTTGACAATAACCAACACCGCACCTGACCAAATTGTTGGTCTTACTGGTGCTGGTACTGCGGTCATCACTGGAACTTATCCTAACTTTACCATCACCACAAATGATGAGTTTGATGGAACAGTTACCTCGGTAGATATGACCGTACCGACTGGACTTGCAATTTCTGGCAATCCAATCACCTCATCTGGTACTTTGGCACTTGCATTGGCGAGTGGGTACTCCATACCTACAACGGCAAACCAAGCGAATTGGACTACGGCATACAATGATTCAATCACTTCTGCATCGGTTAGTGGTACAAGCACAAAAACACTTACACTTAACCAACAAGATGGAGGAACAATCCAAGCATCTTGGACAGATGACAACACTGATGCGGTTACATCAGTTTTTGGAAGAACTGGTGCGGTAATTGCTGCTGAAGGTGATTACACTTTAACTCAACTTGGAGATGTTACTTTGACAAGTCCAACCAACGGACAAGTGTTGAAGTACAATGGCACTACATGGGTAAATAATACCGACACCGATACGGGACTAACCTCCGTTGGATTATCAATGCCTGTTGCATTTAGTGTGGCAAATACTCCTTTAACATCTAATGGAACTTTGGCGGTATCAGCAGTTGGAACATCGGCACAATACATTCGCGGTGATGGTCAACTTGCTACATTGCCGACAGGTGCAGGAGGAGGTTCATCAGTTAATTACTATCTTAATGGTAGTGTTAATCAAGGAACAATAGGTGGCAGTGTTTACTACGAAATGAATAGAACACCTGTAATTGGTGCAGGTACAGATTTTGCTTTAGTGGGTAATGGATTGATTTCTCAATTCTTAACAGATGTAGCAGACCCAAATAGGTTAGAGATTCCTGCTGGTGCTTGGAATTTTGAGATGTATTTTAGTGCATCATCTTCGGGTGGTACACCTGCCTTTTATGTTGAATTACTAAAATATGACAGTACAACTTTTACTTCGATTGCATCATCGTCAGCAGTTCCTGAAGCAATTACAAGTGGGACTATCATTGACTTGTATTTGACTTCATTAGCAATTCCTCAGACAACTTTATTATCTACTGATAGATTAGCAATAAGAGTTTACATTGTCAATAGTACGGGTGGTAGGACTATTACAATGCACACCGAAAATTCACATTTATGTGAAATCATCACAAACTTCGCAGGTGGAGTAAGTGCTTTAAATGGTTTGACTGCAAATACACAATACTTTGCAACGGGTACAAGCGGAACAGACTTTGCGATTAATTCATTGAGTGATACGCATACTTTTAACCTACCAATAGCATCTGCGACCAATACTGGTAAGTTAAGCAATAGTGATTGGAATACATTTACAAATAAGCAAAGTGCGATAACACTAACAACATTCAACGCAAGTGGTTCTGCTACTTTTGTAAGTTCGGTTCTTAATATACCGACATACACCTTGGTTGGTCTTGGTGGTGAACCTGCGATTACTGCCGGTGCGATTACCCAATATTTTAGAGGTGATAAAACTTTTCAAACTTTAGATACCTCGGTTGTACCTGAGAATAGCAATCTTTACTATACCGATACAAGAGCAAGGAATGCCATCACATTAACCACAACTGGTTCAAGTGGTGCTTCCACATATAGCGGAGGATTTTTAAACATTCCGATTTATAGTTTAAGCGGTTTAGGTGGTGTTCCTACAACAAGAACAATTACCATCAATGGCACTACGCAAGACCTTAGTGCAGATAGGTCATTTACCATACCCGTTCACGATGCGGTAACTATCGGAACGGCAAACGGGTTAAGTTTAAGTACACAAGTTCTTTCTCTCGGATTGGCAAGTTCCTCCGCAAATGGTGCGTTAAGTTCAACGGATTGGTCAACCTTTAATGGCAAACAAAATACCATTACCTTAACAACTACTGGAACAAGCGGTGCAGCAACTTTGGTTGGTGCGACATTAAATATTCCGCAGTATGCTGACCAATTTGTAGGAACAGTAACATCCGTTGCTGCGTTAACTTTAGGAACAACGGGAACCGATTTAAGTTCAACTGTTTCAAACGGAACAACAACACCCGTTATAACTTTGAACGTACCAACGGCAAGTGCAACCAATAGGGGTGCATTGTCAAGTACGGATTGGACAACATTCAACAATAAACAAGCAGCACTTAATGGAACGGGTTTTGTAAAGATTAGTGGCACGACAATAAGTTACGATAATAGCACATACGCATTAGATAGTGCGGTTGTTCACAATACAGGAACGGAAACAATTGCAGGAACAAAAACATTATCATCAGCACCTAAACTATCAGCAGGATTATTAATAGCAGATGGTTCATTAAGTACATTATCTGGTCATCTTGGAATAGGTGGTTCAACTGATGGTATTGTAATAAAACCATCAAACGCAGGTACTAATAATATTTTATTTCAAACTGGTGGATTCGGATATACATACACATTCCCTGGTGATTCAGGTACAGTTGCTCTTACAAGTGACATACCATCTTTGAGTGGTTATGTCACAGGTACAGGAACAACAAACTACTTGCCTAAATGGACAAGTGGGAGTGCGTTGGGGAATAGTCAAATATTTGACAATGGAACAAATGTCGGTATTGGTTTTGCAACTCCAACACGAAACCTTGATGTAAATAATGAATTATCAGTAAGAAATTCAAATGACCAATTATTGGTATCTCCGACTGGAACTGGTTTAGTTCGTTTTTTTGCAAGAGATTTTACAACTATTGGTGATGTTGCTTTAGGTTTTTTTACTGGAGTTAGTGAACGTGCGAGAATTAGTAGTGATGGAAATTTCGGCATCGGCACGACATCGCCTGCGTATAAGTTGGATGTTTATGGTGATGCTCGTTTTGGAGATGGTAATAATTTTAACGCTTTAATACAGTTTGCTGGTTCGGGTCGCGTTGCAGGTTCTCCTGCTTATTCTTTTGTAGGAGATTTAGATACGGGTATGTTTAATCCCAACTTAGGGAATACATTGTCTTTTTCTACTGCTGGTTCAGAACGTATGCGTCTTGACGCATCAGGCAACCTCGGTCTCGGAGTAGTGCCGAGTGCGTGGACACTTGGACCAGCATTTCAGATTTTACGTAGTTCTATATTAGCACAATACAATGCAACTTATTTAACTACAAATGCTTACTATGGTAGTAGTGCTTGGACATATATTGACAATGATTATGCTTCGCAATACTATTCATTAAGTGGTCAGCACGTTTGGAGAACCGCCCCATCAGGCACCGCAGGTAACGCAATAACATTCACCCAAGCGATGACGCTTACAAGTGGGGGCAATTTAATTGTAGGAAGCACTTTTGATTCTGGTGAAAGGTTGCAGGTTACGGGAAGTGCAAAGATTACTGGCGATGTTAATATTTCTGGAGTTCTACAAGAAACAGTTACAACAACAAGACAAACCGCATCTTATACACTTGCTTTAGCCGACAATGGAAAGTTGGTAGAGATGAATGTCGCAACTGCAAATAACTTAACTGTTCCACTTAACTCATCAGTCGCATTCCCAATAGGCACAAAAATTGACATTGCTCAATATGGAGCAGGTCAGACAACAGTAGTGGCAACAAGTGGTGTTACTGTGAGAAGTGCAGCAGGTGCGTTGAAACTTGCTGCTCAATATAGCGGTGCAACTTTGGTTAAGATAGCAACTGATGAGTGGTATTTATTCGGAGATATAACTGTATAACAATGAGTTTAAACTTAGGAATCATAGCATCGGGAAGGACTGCATCGGGAGGTGGGGGCGTAGTAGATGCTGATGCTCAA